AAGAGCATACGATTTCGTATCTCAAGAGATAAGAGCAGCAGAAGATCCAGAGTTTGAAACTTTCTATACAAAGAACATTCTTTTAAATGAAGGTATGAGAGCATGGATGTCATCTGTTGACCAACCACATGAGAACTTTGTGTTCCCAGAAGAAGTGTTGCCAAGAGGTAACGCACTCTAGGTTGACACTGTTGGTAAATAACGATATAATGAGGGGAAAATGATCCCCTCTTTTTTTTACACTATTAATATGTTCACATACACACATATTAAAATCAATTTTTTTATAAATCTTTCTTAAATAATCATGAAAGACATGAATTCAGTAGGTAAGGATGAAACTCCTGCCATCAAATATGATAGAGCATTAGCTCTTTTTACAGAATCTGTAATGAAACCAGATCATGACCTTCGTGGTTGTGCTCATAATCAAGGATGTTATGATGAACTTATGGAAATTAGAGAACACGTTTTAAAGTATCTCTTAACACTAAAAGAAGTTCAGAACTACCATCAACCTGACGAGAGTGATTTACTTGAACAAGAAAAATTATCACACGCAAAGAGTCAGGCTCACGAACGACCTTCCTAAAAATCTACCATGATTAAAACATTAATCACAGAGTTTCCTTTATCGGACTTTCCTAAAGAAAGAACCGTTACAGAGGAGAAGATAAAAAAGTATACGTATACAAAAGATGAAGTAAATGTGTTACTTAATGCTGCTGTTAAAGAAGCAGTTGATCAGGCACGAAAGATTGATGAAGAGTCAATGGCAAAACATAATCGTGATGCCACTGTTCTCAGTATGATCCTTGGATTTACTGCACTAGCCTTGTTTGTAGACGGACTACTAAGATTATTAGGTGTCATTCCACCTTTCATGGACATTGATATAGATGTTCTTGATAAGATTGTTGACAGGGTAGAGATTGATGTTATAGATAGAATACGACAAGTTCCTATTCAAAAAATATTCCATCGATAATGAATGACACACTAGTTTTTATCTACCTGATATTCTTTGTGATGCTTTTTGCTTCCACTTTTGCTTTTATGTTTAAAATGATGGGATCAACATTGAATGATTTTAACAAACCAACTAAGAGAAACGTTCATCCAGAAATGGAAGATGTTAAATCTGGAGAATCATTACTCGTCTTTAGCACTAGAAAAGAAGATGATGATGATGAAATTATTATAGTAAAAAAATGAGAGAACAATTAATCAAAGCACTTTTAGCCCATGCACAGGGTGACATTCAAAAACACGTTGCAAACGTGGAAGTCTATTTGACAAACCCAGCTGGTATTGGAGAGCACTCTAATGTAGTAGAAGCAATCGAACAAGAATTAAATGAGATTGCAAAGTATCAGGATCAAATAGATATAATTAACAAATATTTCAAGAAGTGATGGCTAACGATCTTTACGAAGACATGAGGATTCTAAACTCCTTGTATGAGGAATTAATGTGGAATACTGAAGATGACTTGCAATTTAGTATAGAAGGTGATAAGATTATTATTAGTAATCTAAATTTGAAAAAGGAATGAAACCAATTTCAAAAATAAAGCATCAAGTGAAGTCGAGTAAGTATTACCTATTCTGGGGTGCGGCTACCATTGCAGTAATGGCTGGACAGATTTATGTCGGTGCAGGGTATCGTTCAATGTCACAGGAAGTTAAAGACCTTACTGAAACTCTTACAATCAAAATGGAATGGGAAGACCTAAACAGAGGCACAGGTCAATCACCCTATCAACCAATGGTAGATCCTGATAATTATCTCATTTGGTTAGAGACAAAATGAACTTCACAGTGTATTCTAAAGAAGGCTGCCCTTATTGTTCTGCAATTACACAAATTCTCTTAGGTAAAGATTTTCAATTTACCGAATATAAATTGAATGAGGATTTTAATAAAGATGAATTCTATGGTGAATTTGGTGAAGGTTCTACCTTTCCACAAATAATTATGGATGGAAATAAGCTCGGTGGATGCACCGACACAGTAAAATATCTTAGAGAAAACAAAATAATCTGATGAAGAACACGCAAGTAGATCTATTTGATATGGTTGAACAGGTGATTGATGACGTTTTTAGGAATCAAGTATATACTTTCAACATGTATCTATATTTAAGATCGAATCAAGTCAAGAGGCCAGTTGTAGATGAATTCGTTGATAGCATAACTGTTAAGAATATTCAGAATTCTATTGATGAATTGGATCTATACTTAGAAGGTGGTAATGACTCTGATCATAAACTGATTAGGGAATCTTATGGTTATCTTGGAAAACCCACCGCAAGAAAGATAAGAGATTATCTAAACTCGATCCTAACTGACACATGGAAATATCAAAACGATAAGAGGCCAGGTAGAAGGAAAGGATCAAAGAATCGTAAAAAACTTACTAAATAAAGACAGATCTAATCTAAAGCATGTTAGAAGTAACTATAGTTTATTCGGCATTGTTTGCCATTGGTGGTACACTACTAGGTATCGTTGTCGGATGGTTCGCCTGCGAAAAGTGGAGCGAATATGTTGTTCTTAAAAATGCACAAATAGCATCTCACCCAGAGATGTACGATCAAGAGGGAAACTTGATCAAAACTGAACTCACAGCCGTTCGGGTTGTGTTGGATGAAAATGATTATTACTTGGAGGAAGAAGATTAATTATGGCTGCGACTAAAACAAAATTGCCACCAAACCCATTACTATCAGAAGTTTTAGATGTTGTATCAAAGGCAAGATCTAAGACTAAGAAGATTGAGATATTGAAAGAGTATGATTCGCCTGCGATTCGTGCTATTTTAATCTGGAACTTTGATGAGAGTGTGAAGAGTATGTTACCAGAGGGACAAGTACCTTACAGTCCCAATGAGTCCCCAAAGGGCACAGATCACAATCAGTTGACATCAGAGTATAAGAATCTATATCACTATGTAAAAGGTGGTAATGATCCTTTACCTAATCTAAGAAGAGAGAATATGTTTATTCAACTTCTAGAGAGACTTCATGCAGAGGAATCTGAACTCATTTGTTTGGTAAAAGACAAAAAACTTAAGGATAAGTATAAGTTAACTAAAGAAACTATAGCAGAAGCTTATCCAGATATTCATTGGGGTGGTAGATCATGAGTACTAAAGTCCTAACTGAAAATCAAGTTATTGATATGAAGGCAAATGGAGTTACTGTAATTCATAATGGATGTGACATATCTGCTTCTAAGGATAAAGGTTTACCAACAACTGCATGGTTAATGTCATGTAAACTTGAGGATAAGGAGTGGAATGATATTGTTATGGGAACTAGAGTTTCGGTTTTTGATTCTTATTATGATGCATTTGGTAAGAATGTAATTCAAAAAATGGATTGGACATCTGGAAATATTAGCCCCATTTCATGGAACGCAACCGTCAAACAACCAAGTAAGAAAGGAAAACGAAAGAGAGCGGGAGAAACTAGTGCCTGATATTAATGATCCTCAACAAGACTTGAATAATTATAGTGTTGACATGAAAGAGATGAAGAAAGTCATGAAGAAGTATAAAAAAATGAAGAGATATATGAAGTCTTCGATGTATGAAATAAACAAATTGAGTGGAAAAAAGACTTTTATTGACAAATTAGTTGACAAGTATGGGGAAAACCCTAATTCTGTAACAGAAAATACATAAGAGCTTGCCTATATAATATGAATGTGTTAGTATTAACACATATCGTTCACCCTGATACATTCAGGGCGCAAGTAAGCCGACTCGGAACGGGTTCGTTCATCTCCTACGGGAGACGCACAAGTTGACTGAAGGAACGGCATTAAAACCGCCCATTACTTTAGGAGATCCAAATGGCACAAGTCACATACAGAGGTATCAAGTACGATACTGACAGAAACAAAACTCAGCAGACTAACAAGGTCGATCTAACTTACCGTGGTGTAAGTCAAAAGAAAGAACTTACAAGTATTAAGTGATTGAAACTATTGAGATTTTGGTAGCATCTGCTATCTTTCTCACAATCATAAACGCTGAAATACAGTTTCTGTATGGGAAATAAAATAGAGGGGGTTTACACCCCTCTTTTTTTGTATTATAATTAGATGAAAAGTAATCAACATGAACAAAGGAAAACTAAAAGTTCTGGTCATGGCTCTCAAAGAGATAGTTGATGAATTGGAATCTGAAGTTTATTCAGATGTAGATGCTTACAATAAAGAGGAAGCATTTTCTCCACCACCACTGAGTTATGACGAGATGTATGATGATGGATCGGACTGAATTTAATTTTAGAATAGAAGTTCTATCAGTTCTTCTCAAGAATGCTTCTACATATTCAAACAATGGTGCCCTCTATGAGTGTGCTGATGAATGGATAACTAGAGGTAATCTTGATACCAATGGCCTTATCAGTTTCTTCAACTCGTATTATCACTAGTAATAAATACTAGCGTATGTTAGAGTTTGATGACATTGAAAGATAAGAAAGCCATTAAAAAAATATTGAGTATAGCTAAAAAGCATCCACATTTGTATTCAGAAGCAGATGTGATGTACGCTAAAATCATTAAAAAACGTCTAAAGAAGAATGAAAGTCACCTTAATACAAGCGACTCCAAAGTCTGAAGAAAATATGGCGTACATCGCCAGAGTTTCTAACCCAAGTAATCAGGACAATCAAGATTATTCTGGACTGTTGAAGTATTGTATCAAACATCAACACTGGTCTGTATTTGAACAGGCCTTTATGACCTTAGAAATTGAGACAACTCGTGCTATTGCAGCACAGATACTAAGACATCGTAGTTTTACATTCCAAGAGTTCTCTCAAAGGTATGCACAAAGTAATGCTCTAGGTGAAATTAAATTACCAGAACTTCGTAGACAAGATGTGAAGAATCGTCAAAATAGTATTGATGATCTAGATCCTTTTGTACAACAGAAGTTAGAAGCACAAATGATTACCTTGTTTAGTTCTGCACAATCTCTATACAATCAGATGATTGAAGAGGGAGTCGCAAAGGAGTGTGCTAGAATGGTTCTACCATTGTGTACACCAACAAGACTTTACATGACAGGTTCTTGCCGTTCTTGGGTACATTATATTAATCTAAGATCAGCACATGGTACACAGAAGGAACACATGGACATTGCAGAAGCATGTCGTAAGGTATTTACCGAACAATTTCCTACTGTATCTGCAGCCCTTGAATGGGCCTAAATAAATTTACAAAACTTAAATACCTATGCCCACATATCCTGTTATACACTTGAAGACTGGTGAGAAAAAAGAATTATCCATGAGTATGGTCAAATATGATGAATGGAGAAAGGAAAATCCTGATTGGGATAAAGATTGGCAAGCTGGATGTGCAATGCCAGCGGAAGTTGGAGATTGGAGGAACAAGTTAGATGGTGGATGGAATGAGGTTCTAGACAGAACTTCAAAACAGCCAGGCGCTACAGTTCGTAAATTCAATAACTACTAAACATGCCAAGAAAAAAGAAGACGATTGAACCAATCGGTGTAGGTTACACTTCTAAGCAAATGAAAAGAA